GTTAAAAATTCTGGAAAGGTAGTGGCTGCTGTTATTCCAACCCAACTATCTCAATCATTTGTTGGTATTGCTATTCCTGAATTATGGAAAAATTATACAACTAAAACAGATACATTTAATCCACCGCCTCCACCACAGGCGCAACAATAAGGAGCAAGCATGCCTACTACACTATACAATAACATTACTATTACAGGTCAAAATGCATTATCTCAACCAGTTACACAAATTTACAAAGGTTTTAGTACAGTAAATACCACTACTCAAAATTTTAAACTATACGATTTTGAGTTAATCAAACAAGATTTGCTCAATAGTTTTTACGTTCGTCAGGGCGAACGATTAATGCAACCTACGATAGGTTGTATCATTTGGGACTTGCTGTTTGAACCGTTAACTCCACAAATACAATCTCTTATTACACAAAATGTTGAAGCGATTGTTAATGCTGATCCTAGGGTACAGGCAAGTAATGTGACAATTACACAATATGATAATGGATTACAAGTAGAGTTTTCTTTAAAATTTACCCCGTATAACCTGCAAGAAAACCTACAATTAAAGTTTGATCAATCTAATGGATTGTCATCTTCTACGCTAACTTTATAAAATACGCACATAATTTTATCTAATAAATACACTTATTAGGACAAATCATGAGTTCAACAAGCAGACAGAATAATCTTTTATTAGCTGAAGATTGGCAAAAAGTATACCAATCATTTAAAAACGCAGACTTCACAAGTTATGATTTTGATAACTTGCGTCGCACAATGATTGATTATATCCGTACTAATTTCCCAGAAGATTTTAACGATTATATCGAGTCTAGCGAATACCTTGCCCTAATCGACCTTATTGCGTTCGTGGGCCAAAGCATAGCTTTCCGTGTTGACTTAAATGCTCGTGAAAACTTTTTAGAAACAGCCGAACGTCGTGATAGTATTTTAAGACTAGCACGATTAGTTGGCTACAATGCCAACAGAAATCAAGCCGCAACTGGGCTATTGAAATTCAGCACAGTAAGTACAACTGAAAATGTTATTGACAGTAACGGACTAAATTTATCAGGACAAATTGTTTCTTGGAATGATCCTAGTAATCATAATTGGCACGATCAGTTTATTAAAATATTAAATGCGGCGTTCCCACAACAGCAACAATTTGGAACACCTTTAGATCAATCAACAATTTATAACGTACCGACAGCTCAGTATAGATTTAATTCAAACACTACTAGTATTCCGATATATGCCTTTACTAAAACAGTAGCTGGCCAATCGATGCCGTTTGAAGTTACTAGCACTACTTTTAATGGTGAAAGTTACATATATGAAGAGCCACCTAAGTCAAGTAACCAAGTAGCCTGTATATACAAAGATGACGGGTATGGTGCGGGTAGTGCAGGTACTGGTTTCTTTTTTAATTTTACACAAGGTACATTGAATCAAGGTTCTTTTACAGTTACTAATCCTAGCAGTAATGAAACTATTAATCTAGCATCACACAATATTAACAATACAGATATATGGGTATGGCAATTAGATAAAAATGGCAATGAAAGTGTGTTATGGAAACAAGTTCCTGCATTGACTGGAAACAATATTATCTATAATAGTTTAAATGAAAATATTCAAACTATTTACAGCGTTACTACTCAAGCAAATGATTCAATAACATTGAATTTTGCAGACGGCACATTTGGACAACTACCATTAGGTAATTTTAGAGTCTATTACCGTGTGAGTGTTGGATCAACCTACATAATTAATCCTAGTGATATCACCAGTGTATCAATTAATATTCCTTATGTATCTGCTAACAATACAACTGAAACACTAACGGTTACATTAAACTTAGCTAGCTCGGTAATTAACGCCACGGCATCTGAATCAAATGCCAGCGTTCAGCAAAACGCACCTCAAACTTATTATACACAAAACAGAATGATCACAGGTGAGGATTATAATATCAGTCCTCTTAGTGCAAATCTTCAAGTTTTAAAAGTAAAATCGATAAACAGATCTAGTAGTGGTATCAGTCGTTATTTTGATCTAACTGATCCTACTGGCAAATATAGCACAACAAATCTATTTGCCGATGATGGTATTATATACCAACAAGTTTACGAAACTGGTACAACTTTTACCTATGTAACACAGCTTGATATACAGGGTGTAATTAATAATGTTGTCCAGCCTATACTTGAAGATCCAAATGTTCGAAATTTTTATTATCAAAATTTCTTAAATGTCATTGCTCCGGGGTTGACAGTATCATGGAACAGCGTAACATCGGATAGCAATCAATCAACAGGATATGTACAGAACATTTCAGACGGCTCACCACAAAAAATTGGTCCAGGATACACTTCAACTGATTTAATTTATATAACGCAAGGCGCAACTATTAAATTTGTAGCACCATCAGGCAAGTACTTTAACACTAATGCAAACAACTCATTGGCTAATATTCCAGCATCGGGAATTATACCACCAGGCGGAATGTCTTATATTTGGGCAAGAGTAATCAGTGTATCGGGAGATGGTACAGCAAACAATACTGGTGTGCTTGCTTCAGGAGCAGGCCCTATTGTGTTAAGTAAAGCAGTTCCAGCTAATTCACAACTGATATCAATTATTCCGGAATTTTCTACATCATTGTTATCTAGTGTTCAGACTCAGATAATTGATTTAGTGTTAGCAAACGCATCTTTTGGATTACGTTATGATGCACCAACTCAAAGCTGGCAAATTGTATTTGAAAACAATGTTAATTCATCTGGCGGATTTAGTTTAGATTATCAAGGTGATACAACCAGCACTCAAAGAGATGCTAGTTGGTTTTTATTGTTCACCACTGATACAGAAACATATACAATTACAACACGAGCTTTAAGATATGTATTTGAAAGTGATGCTGAACTTACTTTTTATTTTAATGGTAATACTAAAATTTATGACACCATTTCAAGCAATACTATTTCCGATACTGTAAAAATTCTAAATATTAATACGCAACCATATCCTTCTAACAATTCATTTAGTGTTAACTATAATTGGCAAATTGTTAGCGAGTACATTGGTCAAGACGGTTATATTGATCCTAAAAAAATTGTTATAACATTCTCAGATCCTACAGATTCGGGTGTAGTTGATAATCCACAGATGTTTACTGACATTGTATATCCAACAGTTGACGTAGAACCGTTAACTAGATATGTTGTAGAACAAAAATATGAAATATCACTAGGACAGGAAGACTACAAATATGTTACTAACGATTCAGCTAATGGCCCAGTAATCATACTGTCAACATATAATTCTGTTTATCCTTTGACAAAATGGACCAACGGTCAATACTTTTATTTTGTAGATACACAAACAGTTGAACAATATCTTAACGGAGCATTGAATCCGACTCTAGATTATAAAGTATACGCTGGAAGAAGCAATTTACGATTCCAATATACTCATAGTGCAGACTACGACAGTCGCATTGATCCAGGTTCAAGCAATATAATGGATGTATACATACTAACACAAGACTATGATACTTCATTTAGACAATGGATAATCAATGGTGCTCTTAATGATGGTAGTCAACCTCTTCCTCCAAGCTCGGACGAATTGAATACATTATTGTCGCCTAGTTTAAATTTAATTAAATCTATCAGCGATGAAATTGTTTATCATCCTGTAAATTATGTATTGTTATTTGGAGCACAGGCTGATCCAAGTTTGCAAGCAACATTTGAAGTGATGATAAATCCTAGTTCTACAGCATCAAGTGCAAATGTCATTTCAAGAATTGTTATTGCAATAAATCAATTCTTTGCGTTAACTAACTGGGACTTTGGAGATACATTCTATTTTACAGAGTTGTCAACTTACGTAATGCAAAAACTAGCACCTGATATTATTGCGTTTGTAATTGTACCAACACAGACAGGACAATATTTTGGAAGTCTATTTGAAATACAATGCCCTAGCAATTCAATATTTTTGAGTTGTGCTACGGCTAACAACATACGTGTTGTATCCGGATTAACACCAACTAATCTTAAAACAGTAACAGGCGCCGCACTAGCAACTGCGGCAAGCAACCAACAAATAACCAGCGCAAATTATGGGGCAAATAGTTAATGGCTAATAGTAATATCCCAACTGGAGCAGGGCTAAGTGTAAACTTTTTACCTGACTTTTATCAAACTTCAGCTAACAAAAAATTCCTTCAATCAACAATTGATCAGCTGTATCAAAAAGGTACAGTTACAAAAACTAGCGGATTTATTGGACGCGAAAATGCAAAAGCCGCCACTGGTGAAGATGTTTATGTGCAGGCTGCCGATCAAACACGCCAAAATTATCAACTAGAACCTGGAATGGTTGTCCAGGATGTATTAGGTAATGTAACGTTTTTTAAAGATTACATTGATTATATAAATCAATTAAATGTGTTTGGTGGTAATACTGCTAACCATGCTCGTCTAAACACTCAAGAAATGTATTCTTGGGATCCGCACATTGACTGGGATAAATTTGTTAATTTTCAGAATTATTATTGGTTGCCTTACGGTCCTGATATTATTACAATTCACGGCCAGTCTACAAATGTAGCAAGTACATACACAGTAGAAATACAATCTGAAGGAAATACCAATGAATATTTGTTTACCCCAGACGGTCTAACTTTAAATCCTACTTTAAAATTGTATAGAGGACAAACATATACTTTTAAGATCAACAGTCCCGGCAATCCATTTAGTTTCATGACGGCTCGATCTGTTGATATTCGTAATCGCTATAATATTTCAGGTATAAGTTCTAATGGTGTCGAACTTGGAAACATTACATTTACAGTTCCAAACAATGCACCGTCTGTATTATTTTATCAAAGCGAAACAGATATTAACTTAGGTGGCGTTATTGAAATTTTTGATATTAATAGTGCATCAAGTTTAAATGTTACATCTGATATTCTTGGAAAAAATACGTACACTCTTACCAGCGGTATCTCTTTAAGCAACGGAATGAAAGTTGCATTTTCAGGAAACGTTACTCCAGAATTGTACGCTACTGGTACATACTATGTTGAAGGTGTAGGCTCTTCTATTAAATTAATACCTACAAGTATTTTAGAAATAGTAAATCCCTATACAAGTAGCGAACAAATCCAATTTGATTCAATACCGTTTGATGCTGAACCATTTAGTGATGCATCGGGATTTGCATCAACCCCTGACTATATTGTAGTTAATAGAGCCAGTCGAGATCATAATCCATGGGCACGATACAACAGATGGTTTCACAAAGATGTTATAAATGCATCTATTGTTGCAAACGGTGATACACCGTCATTAGATCAATCTGCTCGAGCAGTTAGACCTATTATAGAATTTGAAGCAGATTTGAAATTATTTAATTTTGGAACAACTGCAATAGATGATGTAGATTTAATCGATACTTTTACTTCAAATGCATTTTTATCAGTTGAAGGTTCATTGGGTTATAATATTGACGGCGTTCAATTATCTGAAGGTATGAATGTAATTTTTACAGCTGATCTAGATCCTCTTGTAAAAAATAACATCTACAAAGTTACATTTGTTAATATTCAAGGTCGTCGACAAATTCGATTGGTAGAAGTTGCTGTTCCGACATTTAATCAAACAACCACTATTTTGCAAGGTAAAATTAATCAAAGTAAAACATATTGGTATAATGGGTCAACCTGGATAGTCGGGCAACAAAAATTAACAACTAACCAACCCCCATTGTTTGATGTTGTAGATAGTAGTGGAATTAGTTATAGTGATACTTCTGTTTATAACGGTTCAACATTTTTAGGAACTACTATATTTTCTTATAAAGTTGGAACAGGTTCTAACGATACTGTATTAGGATTTCCATTAAGCTATCAGAATGTTAGTAATATTGGAGATATTGTTTTTGACTTTACTCTTGCAACAGATGTATTTCAATATAAGACTTCAACTTCTGTGTTAACAAAAGCAGTTGATGTTGGGTATTTGTCTACATTAGATTACGGTGGTAATACTGTGTATGTTAACGGTTGGCAAATCTGCAAAACAAAACATGTACAAGCAGGTGTTAGAATTTATAAAAATTCTGGATTAACTAATAATTTCAGTATCGATATATTTGATGACATTACTAATCTTTCAGATTTATCAATTAAAGTTTATATTAACGGTGTATTTTTAAATAGTACACATTATTCTGTTACAGCAGACTCAGTACACTATAAAATAGTATTAAACACTCCTATATTGCTAACAGATGTTCTGACTATTAGAACATTTGCGGCACAACCTATTAATAGTAATGGGTTCTACGAAATTCCGTTAAATTTACAAAATAATCCTTTAAATGATGCGATAGGTACATTTACGCTAGGCGAAGTTTCTGCACATTTAAATTCTATTGTAGAAAATATAGATAGCTCAACAGCAAATATTCGTGATATTGGTAACATTACGCAGTACGGCACTAAATTTGTACAACATAGTGGACCATTGAGTCTTGGAATATATCATATAACTTCTGAGTCAAACAACATCGTCAAGGCTATTGAAACTAGCAGAGACGACTATGGAACATTTAAAAGAAACTTTATTGTAACTGCAAGTTCTTTAGGAGTCGATGGTGATCCTGCAACTATTACAGATCTAGTCTTACAAAAAATAAATGCAAACAAACCAAATACTGCTCCGTACTATTTCAGCGACATGGTACCATACGGTGCTAATATTACGACAAATTTAGCAGTTGTTGATTATAGAATTAGAACTTACCCATTGTCTACAGTGTTTAGTTTAGATACGTTATCAAATAAAGCAGTTGGAGTATATTGGACATCTAATGGGGTAAAAACACAACTGATTCATGGAAGAGATTATACATTTAGTAATCAGGCAATGGTTGTAATAGATTCTTCAGTAAAACTGTTAACAGGTGATACTATTACAACAGTTGAATATGACTCAACCGATGGTTGTTTTGTACCAGCTACTCCTACTAAATTAGGAATTTGGCCAGCGTATACTCCACAGATATACACCGATACCACTCTAGTAACTCCTCGAGTGATGATACAAGGACACGATGGTAGTCAGTTATTAGCATATGGTGACTATAGAGATGCACTAATTTTAGAATTAGAAACTAGAATTTTTAATAATATTAAAGTTAAGTATGACTCAACGATTTTTGATATCCACGATGTTATACCAGGTTACTCTAGATCTAGTGATTACAGTTTAGCAGAATTTAATCAAGTACTTGCTCCAAGTTTTTATAAATGGTCAAGTCTTGTAGGAGTTGATTTTTCATTACCATTGACTTACGATAGAAGCAATCCTCTTACCTATAACTATTCTGCTGATACCGCTCCAGATGGTACCGCCATTCCGGGATATTGGAGAGGAATTTATCGATATATGTTAGATACTGACCGTCCTAATTTGTGTCCTTGGGAAATGTTAGGTTTTAGTATTTGTCCTAATTGGTGGGTTAGTGTATATGGTCCTGCACCCTATACCAGTGATAATTTAATCATGTGGAAAGATATTGCTAACGGTGTTGTAAGAGAACCCGGCGTTCCGGCAGTGACATTAACAAAATATATAAGACCATTTTTACTAGATCACCTGCCAGTTAATGAGGAAGGTCTACTGATTAGTCCGTTAGATTGTGGATTAGCAAATGGTGTGATTGTTACCAATACTAGCGGTAATTATGTGTTTGGTGATATAGGTCCGGTTGAAGCTACCTGGCGCAGAAGTAGTTATTTCCCATTCAGCGTGTTAATAACAGCGATGTTATTAAATCCTGCCAAATCTTTTGGTGTACTTCTTGACAGATCGAGAATATCTAAAAACCTAGCTGGCCAATTGATCTATACCGAAACAGGTTTACATATTAGACCAAAGGATATTGTATTGCCAAGTGTGTATTCTAGTAAAACTCGAGTACAAACCGCAGGTATTGTTAATTATGTAATTGATTTAATTTTAAATTATGTATTCAGTAATAACTTAGTATCGTATAACGCATACAAATCTGATTTAGAAAATATAACTCCACAATTAAGTTATCGTGTTGGTGCATTTACTAATCAAAATCAGTTTAATTTATTACTAGAAAGTAAAACGCCATTAGCTACCGGCAGTGTCTTCATCCCATCAGAAGACTATACTGTATTTTTAAATACATCTAGCCCAACACAAAAATTAACCTATAGCGGTGTAATTATTACACGTATAGCCAATGGATACGAAATAAAAGGTTATAGTAAAACACAACCATACTTTAAAGCCTATCAATCATATCCAGGCGGAACCTTAGTTAAAGTTGGTGGAATTTCTGAAAGTTATGTTACATGGACTCCTAATCAACAATACATTACTGGACAAGTAATTAAAAACGGAAGTACTTATTACAGAGCGACATCTACGTTTACTTCAGAAGCTACATTTGACATAGCTACTGTGGTTGCACTAACCTCATTGCCTTTAGTAGGCGGAGTTGATGCAATATTTAGAACAACGTGGGATCGTTCAACCACGATTAATTTTCCATACGGAACAGTCTTATCCTCAGTCCAGGATGTTGTTGACTTTTTACTAGGTTACGAACAGTGGTTAATGTCTCAAGGTTTTATATTTGATACATTTAACAACAATTTAGCATCAGTGGCGAATTGGTCAACTAGCGCAAAAGAATTTATGTTCTGGACAACACAGAATTGGTCAAGTGGTCAAAATACTTGGAGTGAATGGTTGCCCAACCAAGCATACCCTTACGGATCAGTAGTAAAATATAATGGCGAATATTACAGCGCATCTTACAATTTGCCAACAACTAATATTTTTGAATTTGCAAATTGGACAGCATTACCTGGATTAAGCAATGTTGGCGCCGGAGTTATAAGTTTGAGTCCATCTGCTAACGGTATTACATTTACAACTAAATTAACTGTAGTTGATGATATCAGTAATCCGTTTAACAATTACGAATTTTTTAAAGTTGACGGAACTCCGTTACAGCCAAGTCAATTAGATAGTTATAGAGAAGGTAACACTATTAGTTACAGTCCTCGAACATCAGATGGCATATACTGTGCAAGTTTCTATTTGATACAAAATGAACATGTTATTATTATTAACAATGTTGACATGTTTAATGATGTGATCTACAATCCACCTAGTGGCTACAAACGAGACAGAATTAAAGTTTCAGGATATTTAACCAATGGATGGTACGGCGGACTAGACATTCCTGGATTTATATTTGATCAAGCACAGATAGCAGTATGGCAACCTTGGCAAGATTATAATATGGGAGATATTATTAACTATCAAGGAAACTATTATAGCTCTATTACATTTACAGCAGGAACAGCGTCCTTTGTAGCATCTAGTTGGTCTCAATTATCTAAAAAACCTAATCCTCAAATATTGCCTAACTGGACAAATATTGCAACCCAGTTTGCAGATTTTTACAGCCTTGATGTTGATAGTGTTGATACAGCACAACAGACACTAGCACAGCATTTAGTTGGATACCAAAAACGTCAATATCTTGACAATATTATTCAAGATTCAGTTAGTGAATTTAAATTTTATCAAGGTATGATCCGAGACAAAGGAACACAAAATGTTTTAAATCATCTATTCGGTGTTCTAACAGCAGATAGAAAAGAAAGTTTAACATTCTACGAAGAGTGGGCATTACGTGTAGGCCGTTACGGCGCTGCCAACGCATTTGAAGATTTAGAAATAGTAATAACTCAGTCTGAAGTTAAAAATAATCCTCAAGGGTTTGTTTTAACATCGAGAGTTGATAATACTCTTAATAGTTTTATCTTACAAAAAACTCCTAACGATCTATATGTTAAGCCACTAGGATATAATTCTACTCCTTTCCCTGTACTAAAAAATCCAATGCCTCTATTGCGAAGTGCAGGTTATGTAGATAAAACTGACGTAACTATTAGTCTAGGACATTTATCTGATATTACTTCTTATAATATATCCACATTGTCAAACGGCCAATATGTTTGGGTAGCTTTTGATAATGCAGGGTGGAATGTTTATAGATTTACAGATTTAAAAATTAGAGTAACTGATGTTACCTATGCTAACAAAATATTGATAATTACGTGCGAGAATATTGTACCTCTTAAATCGGGAGATTACATAGGATTAGCACAAGTAGCTAATTTGGCAGGCTTCTATCAAATTGCTGATGTATCGTTGAATACAATAACATTAACAACATCTGTTTCTAATTTTGTAGCACCATTTACTCAACAGAATGAATTGGTAATTTACGGACTAGTTCCGCAACGTGTAACATCAATAGACACACTGGATAATCTACTATTAACGCATCTAAAACCAAATACACTAGTGTGGACTGATGACGATGGCACAGGTAGTTGGGCTACTTGGCAATATAATCCGATCTATAAATTTTCAAATATTGAAAACCCTCAGTCAGAGTTAATGTATGGACTCGGATCAAATCTTGCAATCAGTAGTAATAATTTTATTTTAGTAGTTGGCAATAATGACGGACGTATGATGATCTATGATAAGATCGGTGTAAATGTTCCTTGGATTGAAAGATGTTATTTAGATCAGCCATCTCTTTCAATCATACATCCTCTTATTCCTAGTCAAACTCCAGTGGCAAGTGATATAGCTACAGTGCTAGCTTTAAGCTCGGATGGTGAATGGTTTGCCGCAGGTAGTCCGTTAGTTGGATATATTGCTACATCTTACAGAGGTGATTGGTCAAACACTGTTAATAACTATGCCGAGGGAGACATTGTAACACTTCCTCAAACTATCGGATATGCGTATTATCAAGCAATTAATACAGTACCGGTAAACAGTGAGCCTAGCGCAACATCATTGTACTGGCAACTAATACCTTATATTCCAGCAGATACAAAGCTAGGATCTAATTCTACGCATCCTGGACAAGGTGTTGTTTCTTTATACAAAAAAGATTCCAATAATCAATTTACGTTAGTTGATTCTTTTGTTAGTCCACAACCGGCAGACAACGAAAACTTTGGTGCAAGTATTGCTTTTGGTAACAATGTTATGTACATTAGTGCAACTGGTGCTAATAATAACACTGGCAAAATATACAAATTAAATTATAAAACACTTGTACTAGCATCTGCATCATACAATCCTGTTGGCAGTTCTTTAAGTACTATTGTTGTTTCGTCCACACATGGTATACGAGCCGGTATGGTAGTACAAGGAACAGGATTTACCAACAATCAAACAGTATTTTATGTATTAACTAGATTAGAATTTAAAAACGATGTGTCATTAGGTCCATTTAAATTATCTTCTGGAGTTGAACAATCTATTCAACCTGGAATGTTTGTAACTGGTGCCAATATTATAACTGAAACAACCGTTGTCAATGCCGGACAGTCGACAGCATTAGATGGTACAACAGTAAATTATGTAATTGTACAAAGTACACAAGATTTAAGTCCTAATATTACACAGGTAACATTCGGCGGAGTTAATGTATTAACATTTACCGCAACAGCAGTGGTAAGTTTACAAACGTTAGTTTTAGATAATATACCAGACAGCCAACCAAGCGGATTTTTAAATTTTGTAACAACTAATTGGACATACGACTGGACTAGTCAACCGCCTTCTGGATCAGCTCCAGGCAGCAACTTTGGAAGTTTGCTAACTATAAGCAAGGATGCAAATACACTTGCAGTATCAAGTACCCTGATATCTGGTAGTACATCAACCGGATCAGTATCCATTTATAAAAATCCTAGTAACGGTTTCACTAGCCCACAAATTATTTCTAGCCATGCGAATGATTTAAGATTTGGCAATAGTGTGACAATATCAGATACTGGCAATTATATTGCAATAGCAAATGATAGTGCATCGTCTGGAGTGTCTGCAAATCAAGGCAGTGTAACTGTGTATAAAAATACTTCTACAGGATATGTATTTTATCAATCATTAGTTAATCATATACCTGAAACAGATGGTCAGTTCGGTAATAAAATTGCCTTTATGAACGACCATGACACACTTGTAGTCTATAGTAAAAATGGTGATACACAAACTTCAACCACTTTTGACGTAACAGTCGGCGGGAAAGTTGAAACTACGTTTGATAAAACTTCTACCAACTTTATAACAACACAACTTAACAATGGTAGAGTTGATGTCTATGATATGTATAACACTAAATGGGTGTTTAGTGAAAGCCTAGCACCGGTTGTAAATACCAACGTAGGTTATGGTACTGGATTAGCAGTAAGCTCAAATAATATTATTGTTAGTGCGCCGCTAGTATTAGGTAATAACTCAACAACAGGTGCGCTATATGAATATAGTAAACCATTAAATTCTCAAACATGGAATATATTTAGAAATGAAGTTAAGAGAGCCGACGTTACTAAAATTAAAAAAGCATTTTTGTATAATAAAAAATTAGGAAAATTATTAACTTACTTAGATATTATTGATCCTTTGCAAGGTAAAATTGCAGGCCCCGCAGAAGAAGAGTTATCTTACAAAACATTTTATGATCCAGCAATCTATTCTCAAGGCACAGCAGGAACAGTTAATGCAGATGGATTCTGGGCCGATCAACAAGTGGGACAGTTGTGGTGGGATTTAAGAACTGCTAAGTTTCTTGACAACAGCATTAGTGATATTGTATATAGAACAAATTCGTGGAGTGCGCTTGCTGCCGGTGCAAGTGTTGATGTATACGAGTGGATAGCAACTACATTGCAACCTTCGCAATGGGATACACAACAAGGAACTTCAACAGGTCTAGCGTTGGGTATTAGCGGAACTAGTTTGTACGGCAATTCAGCATATTCTGTTATACAAAAATTTGACAATGTTAGTAAGACATTTAAAAATACTTATTACTATTGGGTTAAAAATAAAACAATTACTCCAAATGTTGCTGGTAGAAATATAAGCGCAAATAGTGTAGCTAATCTAATTGCAGACCCCCGAGGTCAAGGTTATACTTGTTTAGGCATAACCAGTACAAGTTCATTTGTTCTTGTAAATGCCGCGCAGTACTTACATGAATCAGATGTTGCATTAGCTATAGAATATTGGACTATTGATAAAACTGATCAAAACATACATAGCCAATGGTCATTGATTAGTAATGACTCTATTGTTGAGCTACCACATAATATTGAACAAAAATGGATCGATAGTTTATGCGGTATAGATCAAGGCGGCCGAGCTGTTCCGGATCCCCAGTTACCGGTTAAACTACGTTATGGTATTGAGAATAGACCTCGTCAAGGTATGTTTGTAAATCGTATCGAAGCATTAAAAGAATTGGTTGAAAATATTAATATCATTCTACAAAAAAATCAAATAGTAGAAACTACAGATATTTCTGATCTAGAAAAATTTGATCCAGCACCAAAAACTATTAGTGGTTTGTATGATATTGCATTTGATAATAATACAGAACTATCCTATGCAAACGTCGGATCGTTTACCGCTCCTATGCTAACGCCGATTATCACTAATGGAAGAATTACTGGAGTTACTATTGTAGCAGCCGGATTTGGTTATGTTAACGCACCATACGTTACTGTTCTTGGTACTGGTGAGGGTGCAATTATTCGTACTGTGATCAATTCGATAGGAAAAATAACTGGTGTAACTATTATTAATTCTGGAGAAGGATATAGTAGTTCAACAGAATGTCTCGTTCGCAGTTACTCTGCTCTAATAAAAAGCGATGATACTGCAAGCGGTGCTTGGAGTATTGTATCCTATAATACTACTAGTAAACTCTGGACTCGATCATCAACACAGTCATATGACGTGAGAAAATATTGGAGATATGCTGATTGGTTTGGCTCATATACAGATCCAACTTCTGGAAAAATACTGTTCACAGCTACACAATTTACTGCTCCGGATTTTTCAGTTGCAACATTAAATGAATTAAATTCAATTGGTGCAACAGTTGGAGAAACAGTTAAAGTTAGAACGGTAGGTACCGGTGGATGGTTGTTGTTATACAAATATGCTAACTCTACAAGTGTAGATTGGACACAATCTTACGCTACTGTTGCTATACAAAATGGAACGGTCCAGTTTAACTCAAATCTATATTCTTTCTCTGGAACTGATATAGGTTATGATTCTAACATATTTGATAACAGTGAATTTGATGTGGAAGCAAGCACTGAATTACGAATTATCTTAACTGCAATTAAACATAAGATTTTAATCGGCGACTTAAAACAGTCTTATCTAAACTTATTCTTAAGCAGTGTTCGATATGCACATAGCGAACAACCATTTATAGATTGGATTTTTAAAACAAGTTTCATCCGCGCCACACATAATGTCGGAGCATTGAATCAACCTGTTAATTATCCTGTTGATAATTTAAGTAACTTCCAAGATTATGTTGCAGAGGTTAAACCTTACAGAACTAAAATTAGAGAATATATTAGCGATTATACTGCGTTAGATTCTAGTTCTAGCTCAGTGACTGACTTTGATTTGCAACCTACATTTGAAGGTACTAGCGTTACTGCCATCAACGTTACTGCATCTAATAATATGATTGTAAGTTCCGATTCAAATGTTCAAAAATATCCTTGGAAATTTTGGTTAGATAATGTAGGCTATAAGATACTTGAAATTAATGTTACTAATGGTGGTAATGGATATGTTAATGTTCCGCAAGTAGTTATTACTAGTCATAGCGGAGCAGGAGCAGTTGCAACTGCATTTATTGCAAATGGTATTGTTACTAGAGTAGTAGTTGTTTCTAGTGGTAGTGGCTATTTGTCTGCGCCAACAATTACATTTAATGGCGGTCTCGGCGCTAATGGAACGTCTGCTAAAGCAGTGGCTATTATAGGTGACAGCTTGGTTAGAACAAATCTAATCGGATTAAAATTTGATAGGATTGATCAATCATACTATATGACAACGTTAGAGCAAGTTGATAAATTTGTTGGAATATATCCTCGATTACAATTTGCATTGTCTTGGGCTCCGGATGTTCGTATCGGACAATCAAAAGTTACCATAAATGGTACACAAATTCTTAGAGAATTGTACACCATCGCAGTGATTAAATCAACTACTAATGGATACACACAGTACACTGGTACTATTACCTTTGTCACTGCTCCAGCTACTGGAAGTAAGATTGTAGTTACTTACAGTAAAGATATGTCAGTATTATCTGCTACAGATCGTATTCAATTCTATTATAATCCTACAACAGGACAATTAGGAAAAGATTTATCTCAGTTAATGCTTGGTATCGATTATGGTGGGGTACAAGTTAACGGATTAGGATTTAATGTAAGCGGCGGTTGGGGGTCATCACCGTTCTACTCAGAAGCCTGGGCTAACAGAGATCCAAATTTCAACGACTATTATGTACAAGTAGGAGCAAACTCTCATGTGTTTGTATTACCATACGAACCGCCTGTAGGAACAAATATTAACATTTATTATGTTAGACAAAAAACATTCTCGTACATTTCAAATGGTGCATCAACTGGTTACTCATTTGATTTAAATATGATGTCACCAAGAGTTACTGTACAATCTGTAGATACTACTACCAATGTTTCTAGTACATATCAAAAAACTGGAAGCGGTGGTTTCACTCTTAAAGTTGCAAGTACCGCCGGAGTTGTTGCTGGTATGGGTGTGTACGGTCAAGGATTTTTATCTAGACAGCAGATTCTTAAAGTAGTTGATAGCACAACATTAACCTTAACAGAGATTCCAGATAACATAACTTTACAAAGAACTTACACTACTGTAGGAAGTTCGTTTTCGACTATTAAATTATCAGATACTACAGGTATTCTTCCTGGCATGATTATTACAGCGAATGTAACAATAACACCGGCATTCCCTGAAACGCCATACCAAGTTCCTGCTTTTGTATCTGGACAAAAAGTATTAAGTGTTATTGATCTAACAACAATTACAATAAGCGCAATTCCGGATGTTCCATTATTAAACGGCAATAATGTAACATTTACTTCAGTTCCTACTCAAGGAGATCTATTAGTATTTTCAAACATAGCTGGAAGTTTTGTATTAAAACTTAATAGTGTAACTGGATTAAAAGCAGGTGATGTTGTTACAAGTGCCGGTACTAATTTTACGTATGATACTGTTATTGCACCTAATGGTGTTGATACTGCAAATAATTGTGTTACTTTGAATCAAGTATTGTTAACAAACATTCCAAGTGGTAATCCAATAACATTTACAAGAACACTTATTGAACCAGTCGATGTTATTATTAGTGCATCGGGAACAATTCTTTTATCAAATCCGTATTCGTCTGGTACAATTATTACTGGCGGCACTGGATATTCAGTATCAGACATCTTAACTGTAGTTGGCGGAACACATTCAATAGCCGCGCAGATAAAAGTTACAGCAGTTGCGATGGGAGTAATTACTCGATTTAGTATCATTAACCAGGGAGAGTATTCAACTGTTCCACCAAATCCTATAACAGTAACAGGCGGAACTGGAACCGGAGCAACATTTGCTCTAACTAGTGTTAGTGTTACTGGAACTTACCAGCCTACTAAACTAGACGATCCAAATTATAATTCTGTTAGCTTAGGATTGTGGACAGTTGGAACTAGCTATGCTGTAGGTGATGTAGTTACTGTACGATCTAATCGTTACATTTGCCTAGTAGCCAATACTGCGTCTGGTTTGTTTAATACTTCGTTCTCAGCAGGTTATTGGAGATTAATTAATCCAAATGCTATTATGCCAACACCAGTAATTGGAACTTCGGTAATTACCAGTACAGTTGACGGCGGCTATGGCGCAAGATTACAAGTGTCCTTTACATCAGTTGATGATGGTGGATCAGCAAGTTCATCCGCACCAAGCTCTACACTAGATGGTAGCATCATTGATAATCAAATTACTAACGTTATAGAATTACCATCTACGTTCGTAGTATATGATGGTGACGAATTTATTCTAAGACAAGATACTAGTGATGGATCTATACCAACGTCTGATGCAGATTATGATACTGCAATAACTGGTGGAGACCTAGCCTACTCAACTGCAACAGGTATACTTGCTGATGATATAATCATTGACGGTGACGGATTAGTTACTTCAACAACTAGCCCTGCTCCAGAAGAAGTAGTTCCAGGTCAAGTTGTTGATACACTAGCTATTAAAGTTTATGACAAAGTGTCGACTGGTTCTGCTAGTATTAAAGCAATTAACCATATTGCTGACGGAATTACAGCCGTATACAGTATTGGTCAAACACCTAATAGTCAGCGAGCTGTTATTGTTAAAGTTGATTCTAACATAGTAACCTATAATACAGATTATACAGTTAATTATCAATCGGCTGAAATTATTTTTAATACAGTTCCAACAGTAAATTCACTTATTAGTATTTTTAGTATAGGATTTAATGGAAGTAATATTTTAGATATTGATTATTTTGTCGGCGATGGTACTACAACTGAATTTATTACAAGAGCAAATTGGGAAACCTCTATAACCTCATTAATCTATCTAAATGGACAACCGGCTAATCCTGCTATCTTTAAAACAGATAGTACTTATAATTTTTCTAATGCTATTGGATTGCGATTTGCAGTACCACCAAATGCTGGAGATCTAATTAACTATATTATTGTTAATGGAAATCAACAGACATTTGCAGTGACAAAAACAGAAAATATAATGTCTGATGGAGTAACGCCAACATACACATTACAATATCCAATTGGTGATATATTGCCTAACGAATCTAATATGATTGTGCGTATAGGACAAAATATTCTAAAAGCACCAAATAACAGTTATTTCTCAATCGGCAGTAACAGATTAAATTATGTTATTGATCCGACAAAGGTTGCACCATTTTCTCCAACTTCAAACTTGGTAATATATGCTGGCGGAAATATATTAAGACAAGGATCTGACTATTCAGTCGATCCAAGCGGCTTTACAGTTAAAATAACTAAAGCAATTTATTCTAAGTATACTGGACAACAACTAATTATCAGTGTGCTACCAACAAATGTACCAACGTATAGTTATAATCAAACATCTGGACAAATTACATTCAGCCCGATTCCATCTATGGGGCAATCAGTTGAAATAATCAGTTCATATAAACAAGATATATTAGATATTCAGCGAACTGACATTAACTATACTTCGGCTATTACAGTGACTCCTGGTACACAAGAGTTTTATACTTACAATTCTATCGGTGGCGGATTAATAACACTTGACAGACCTGTAATCGATAATCAATATATTTGGGTTATTAAAAACAGCACATTGCTAACTCCGGGTATCGACTATAAATTAAATGAAGACTTACAATCAATCCAGTTGGCAAATCCTCCTGTTCTTAATGATACAGTTACCTTAATGACGTTTGGTAGCAATGTATTACCATCTTCAAGTATTTCTTACATGCAATTTAAAGATATGTTAAATCGTGTTTCTTATAAGAGATTAAATGCTACCAAGAGAACGACACTAGCAGAAGATTTACATTGGAATGATACACAAATTGTACTAGCGGATGCCAGTAACTTAGATCAGCCAAACCGTGCCAATAACAAACCTGGTATTATTGAAATTCGAGGAGAACGTATTGAGTATTTCTCTATCAGCGGAAATGTTTTAAGTCAACTGCGTAGAGGCACATTAGGCACAGGTGTATATAATTTAAATAAAACAGGTACATTTGTGCAAGGTATTGGAGCAAGTGAGACTATTCCATATACAGACACTACTACTACTGAAGTTATTACATCGCCAGGCGGCACAACAATTGAATTAGGATTTACTCCGGGTATAGCAGTTGGGTCAACATATAAAGGTTCTGTGCTATCAACACTTGCAGAAACTCAATCTTTGGCAGCTAAATCTGTAGAAGTATTTGTTGGTGGGTATATTTCTACTGGAAATTGGACTGAAGCTACTAGTTATTCAATCGGGGATATTGTTAATGTAGGACCTTATACATATCGATGCATAACTGCTAATACTAGCTCAGCATCGTTTGCTGAAGACAGTGCATACTGGCACTTCTTTGTTGGTAATATTCGACTAAAGAATAGCCCTTATAGTGTTTTCAATATTAATAATGCTCCATACAGTCCTGCTGGTGATGTCACATTCCCTGCAGACTTTACAGTTGACGGTGTTACTCCGGCAATTACACTAACAAATTCATTGAACTTTGGAACACGAGTTACTGTAGTTAAACAAACAGGACAAGCATGGGATAGCACAATTAATATCTTAAATGACAGTGGCATTATTGCTAACTTTATTAAGGCTGCTCCGGGAATTTGGTATACAGACTACAAAAGTTAACATAGTAGATAATAATCATTGATAAATATAACATAAAGAGAGATCAAAATGCAGAGTAAAGACGTAACAGGAATTCATATTGAAGGTCATATTAAAATTCATGACCCTATTTCTAAAGAAATTTACATTAATAAACGCAATGCAATCCACTACGAAAACATAAGTGTTGCGCTTGCGCAGTCTCTTTCTAACAGTTCCAATGGATTTATCTATCAAATGGCGTTTGGAAATGGCGGGACAAGCATTGATCCTACTGGTATTATTACGTATTTGACACCTAATACTAGCGGAACTAATGCTAGCCTATATAATCAAACGTATCAAAAAGTAATTGATCCAAACTCTGCAACTAATATAGATCCAACTCGTAATTTTACAGAAATTCGACATGTAACCGGTACAAACTATACTGATATATTTTGTACTTGTTTATTAGACTACGGTGAGCCTAGTGGACAAAGTGCATATGACACAACTGCGACTGGTGAAACCACTTATATTTTTGATGAGTTGGGATTGAAGAGTTACAGCGCAACAGGACAAAGTTTACTATTGACTCACGTTATTTTTCATCCTGTACAAAAAAGTTTAAATCGTTTGATTCAAATTGATTATACAGTGCGTATTCAAAGCCTTACTGGCTTAGTAAATGTTTAAGGAATAGACGATGACATATACAGTTCAATTTACTGATTCTACTAATCCTTCAAAACCTTCTATCACAGTTGCAGACGGTGCGCTTAATACACAAACAAGTTTGACATTTCCTGGAAAAAATTACGCAGGATATGCTCCTGTTATTGCTGGAGACTTGCTACATTTATTAGAAAATTTTGCTAATTCAACTGCACCTGCAAATCCTGTACAAGGTCAATTGTGGTTTGACACTAAAAATAACAGTAATGTTCTTATGGTGTATGATGGCAACAGTTGGGTCGAAGCTGGAAATTTAAAGAAAGCACCTTATGCAAGTGCTCCTAGTGTAGCATCAAGCAGTGCCGGAGATCTATGGGTAGATACAACTAACAGTCAGCTGTACTTATTTTCTGGTTCATCATGGTTATTGATTGGACCGCAATTTAGTCAAGGTGCCGCAACTGGTCCAGTTGTTGAATCAATTGTCGATACTGGCAATCTTGCACATTCGGTCATTTCATTATATGCGTTAAGTTCAGAAAATAATGTATCTTATAGACTTGCAATAATAAGTTCAGACACTTTTACTCCTAAGTCTACAATTACAGGTTATAGTTCAATCAATGAAGGTATTAATTTGTATGCTAGTACCTCATCTAGTACTGGATCCAGTGCAATATTATGGGGAACAGCTAACAGTGCTAACGCATTAATGGTTAACAATAATGCCGTTGCCGCTTCTAACTTTTTAAGAAGTGACGTTGCAAGTACAACTAATCAAGCTCTAAATGTTAGAAGCCCAAATGGC